ATGACCGCAGCAAAAGCTGTGCGGCGCAAGCGCGCGCGCACCAAGATCAGGCCTGAACAGCGTCGGGGCGAAAAATCCGGCCTCAACCGCCATTGGCGCAGCCTGTTCCTCGATACTCTGGCGGAAACCTCCAATGTCAGCGCCGCCGCGCGTGCCGCGGGCATCGATCCCAGCCGTGCCTACAAGGTCCGCCGGGCGGAACCGGATTTTCGCGCGCAATGGGGCGTCGCCCTGCTCGAAGGCTATGACCATCTCGAAATGGAGACGCTTCACCGCCTGCGCATGGGCACCGGCAAGGACGATCCGAAATTCGATACTGCCAATGCGCTGCGCCTATTGGCGCTGCATCGCGAATCCGCTGTCCGCCAGCGCGCCCTGCGCCAGGAAGAGGATGAAGATGCGATCCTTGCCTCGCTCGATGCGAAAATCGCCGCCATGGCCGCGCGCGAGGAAGAGGCCATGCGCCTGCTGGCGAGCGAGGGCGCCTGCACCCCAAGGGGTTCCCATGCGCCGGATTGAAGGCTGGCGAAGCCTGCTGCGCCTGCCGCCCGAACAGCGGCAGGCCTTCCTCGCATCCCTGTCGCCGGAAGAACGCAAATCGCTTCCCCGGCACTGGCGCCTGTGGGCAAGGCCGGAACAGATCGCGCCCGAAGGCGAATGGCGCCTTTGGCTGATGCTGGCCGGGCGCGGCTTCGGCAAGACCCGTGCGGGCGCCGAATGGGTGCTGGAAGTGGCGCGGCGCGATCCGGCAGCGCGAATCGCGCTCGTCGCCGCCTCGCTGGTGGAAGCCCGCGCGGTGATGGTGGAAGGCGAAAGCGGAATCCTGGCCAGTGCGCCGGCAGGCAGCCGCCCGCTGTTCGAACCTTCCCTGCGCCGGCTGAGCTGGCCCAATGGCGCGGTTGCCATGCTTTACGCGGCGGGCGAGCCGGAAAGCCTGCGCGGCCCCCAGCACAGCCACGCCTGGTGTGACGAAGTGGCCAAGTGGGACAATTGCGCCGGACGGGCCATGGCCGCATGGGACAATCTCCAGCTTGGCCTGCGACTGGGCGACGTGCCCCGCGCGCTGGCCACCACCACTCCGCGCGCCGTGCCGCTGGTCCGCCGCCTGCTGAAAGAGGCACAGGCCGGGGATGGCGCGTTCAGCCGGGGGGCAACGCGCGACAATTCGGCCAATCTGCCGCCGCGCTTCATGGCGGCGATGCGCCGCGATCTGGGGACGAGCGCACTCGGCCGGCAGGAACTGGAAGGCGAGCTGCTGGACGAGATCGAGGGCGCGCTGTGGAGCCGCGCGCTGCTGGAGGAATGCCGCGAGGCGGAAACCTCCGCTGCGCCGCCCCCCACTTTCCGGCGCATCGTAATCGGCGTCGATCCCCCCGCCTCCGCACAGGGCGATGCCTGCGGGATCATGGTCTGCGCGCTGGGGGAAGATGGCGTGGCCCGCGTGCTGGCGGATTGTTCGATCGCCCGCCCCAGCCCGGAACGCTGGGCGCGCCGGGTGGCCGACACGGCCCGCGATTACGGCGCCGACCGGGTGATTGCCGAAGCCAATCAGGGCGGCGCCATGGTCCGTTCCGTCCTCAAGGCCGCCGACATCGCCCTGCCGGTAAAACTGGTCCACGCCAGCCGCGGCAAAAGCGCCCGCGCCGAACCCGTCGCCGCGCTCTACGAAGCAGGCAGGGTGCACCACGCAGGCCAGTTCCCCCAGCTGGAAGACGAGCTGTGCGGCATGCTGGCGGCAGGCGGCTATGAAGGCCCGGGAAGGTCGCCGGACAGGGCCGATGCCTTGGTCTGGGCGCTGAGTGAGTTGATGTTGGGGGCGAGGCGAGTGCCGCGGGTTCTAAGATTCTGACGCGTCACCCCGGACCTGTTCCGGGGTCCAGCTTCAGGAAGCGATCCGCTCCTGCGGCACGGCCTGCACTTCCTGCTCAAGGAACTCGAGCATCCGCTCAAGATCGGCTTCCGCGCCTCTGGTCAGAATGAAATGCATGATCAGCGGCGAGACATAGAATGCCAACATCACGAGCAGGAAATATGGCAGCGCTTCGCGATCCACCCTCGGGTCACCGTGAATGGCCGGGAACGCGACAATCACTGTCACGAACGTCAGCAGAAGATAGAAAAAGGCGAAAACAACGAACACCCATACCGGCGTGCCGAAGCGAACATTCAGTTCCGTCCCGCCTGGCGAGCTGCGCAAGCGCCCGCTCAGCCGGGGCTTGGCGTTGTAGTCGAAAATCGAACTGCGATAGCCAAGGCTAAGCCGATTGAGGACAACCCCGCCAGTCACTCCGGACACAAAAACGGTCAGCATTGAGATGCTGCCGCGATTGATACGCTGCGCCACTTCGCTCACCGGCAATGGCGAGCGCAAAGTGAACCTCTGCCCGAAGAAAAAGCCCCTCAACCCCATGGCCTGTATCATGGGCGGATCGGTGTTTGCGGGCAAGGTCTGCGGGGTCTTACGGAGTAGCGAAGCCGTGCAGTGGAAGCTGGACCCCGGAACAAGTCCGGGGTGACGTCGGTTTATAATCTGAATTCTCCGAAGAACCCCGGTATGCGCAACCCAGCCCATCGGCCTATGGGCAGCCAGGAGAATTCCGTCACCCCGGACTTGTTCCGGGGTCCAGCTTAATCCCCTTCCAACGGCGCAAACCCGAAATCGACCGCCAAATCGCGCCAGTCGGGATTATGCTCCTCGATCAGGTTGAACTTCCACTCTCGCGGCCAGCGCTTGATTGTCTTCTCTCGCCGGATCGCCACCTCGATCTCGTCATGGCGTTCGAACCACACCAGCCGCTTGATGTCATAGCGCGCAGTGAATCCTTCGAAGGTGTCAGTGCGGTGCTGGTGTAGCCGCGCCATCGGGTCCGAAGTCACGCCCGTATACATCGTGCCCCGGTAACGGTTGGCGAGGATGTACACCGTCGGCTCGAAGACACGCATCGTCCGTCAATGCTGCAGGCCGGACCCCGGAACAAGTCCGGGGTGACACTATTCAATTCAACCGAAAGGCATTCCATGTCCTTCCTCACTTCTCTGGCCTCCGCCTTCAAGGGCGGGGGTTTTTCGCGTGCGCCCTTGTCGCGCTGCCATATCGCCGCCTGGCCTGCCGCCTTCCATGGCGAGGCGCGCGCCTTCGATTATCGCGGGGCGGTTGGCCGCGCCTTCCTCGACAATCCCGTCGCCCAGCGGGCCGTGCGGCTGGTGGCCGAGGGGGTGGGCAGCGCGGCGCTGGCTGCTACCGTTCCCGCTCTGCAAAAGCTCGTTACCGCCACCAGCGCGGGGCAGCCGCTGCTGGAAACGCTGGCGGCGCAATTGCTGCTGCATGGCAATGCCTTCCTCCAGATCGTGAGAGACGGCGCCGGGCGCCCGGTGGAACTGTTCGCCCTGCGGCCCGAGCGCATGGCGATGCAGCCCGATGCCAGTGGCTGGCCCGCCGCCTGGCTCTATCGCGTGGGCGAGAAGGAGCTGGTCCTGCCGGTGGAGGATGAGGATGGCTGGCCCGCCATCATCCATATCAGGGGCTTCCACCCGGCAGACGATCATTACGGCGCGGGCTGCCTTTCCGCCGCTGACGAGGCCGTGGCCACGCACAATGCCGCTGCGCGCTGGAACCGCGCCCTGCTGGAAAACGCCGCCCGCCCTTCCGGCGCGCTGGTGATGGAAGGGGGCGAGGCCGCAACGCTCAGCACCGAACAGTTCGAGCGGCTGAAGGCCGAGCTGGAAGGCGCCTTTGCCGGGATGGCCAATGCGGGGCGGCCCATGCTGCTGGAAGGCGGGCTGAAATGGCAGTCTCTCTCGCTCAGCCCGGCGGACATGGATTTCGCCGCGTTGAAGGCCGCCGCCGCGCGCGACATCGCGCTGGCCTTCGGCGTGCCCCCCATGCTGCTGGGCCTGCCGGGCGACAATACTTATGCCAATTACCGCGAGGCGAACCGCGCGCTGTGGCGGCTGACCCTGCTGCCGCTGGCGGGCAAGATCCTCTCCGCCATCGCGGAGGGGCTGGCCCCGTGGTTCCCCGAGGCAAGGCTGGCGGTGGACCCCGACCGCATCCCCGCCCTTGCCGAAGATCGCGAGCGGCTGTGGGCGCAAGTGAGCGCCGCCGCCTTCCTTTCCGATGACGAAAAGCGGGCCATGCTCGGCCTCGACAACCAAGGAGCAAGCCAATGAACCGGCAAGACATGCTGGCCAGCCTGATCGCGCAGGGCGCACAGGAAGGCAGCGACCTCACCACATTGCGTGCCATCGTGGAGGAAGCCTCCGAACTGGGGGCCAACCGGGTGCTTGCGCGCCTTGGCCTGCATGACGAAGGCGCGCAGGGCGACATCGGCGAATTGCGCGAATTGCTGCAGGCCTGGCGCGATGCGAAGAAAAGCGCGTGGCGCGCCGCCGTGGAATGGGCCGTGCGCGGGGCGCTTGCCCTGCTGCTGGTAGGCTTTGCCTGGCGCTTCGGCCTCGCGGGCCTGCTGCGATGAGGCTGGCGGGATATGCCGCCCTGTTCGGCATTGCCGACGGGGCAGGCGACGTGATCCGGCCGGGCGCCTTTGCCCGCACGCTGGCGGAGCGCGGGCAGGCGCCCCTGCCGCTGTTCTGGCAGCACCGGGCGGACCGGCCCATCGGCACCGTCACTCTCGCCGCCGAGGATGGCAAGGGCCTGCGCGTGATCGCCAGGATCGAAAATCCGCAGGGCCGTGCGGCCACTGCCCTTGCCCGGCGCGAGGCCAATGGCCTGTCCTTCGGCTATCGCGCGCGGGGCTGGCATCCGCTGCCCAAGGGGCGCGTGCTGGAGGAGATCGATTTGTTCGAGATCAGCCTCGTTACTCACCCCCTGCAACATGGGGCGCGGGTTCATATGATTGTGTGAACGATGTGAGTCCCTGCGCAGGCAGGGACCCAGAACCTGGGCTCCTGCCTGCGCAGGAGCGCACCAAGAGAACACTCACCACACTCCCAACCCCCTCCCCAACCGGAGGGGGTTTTCTTTTGCCCACCGAAAAGGACCACCCATGGAAAACGAAACCGATACCGCCATGCTCGAAACAAGCTTCGACCTTGCCGCCCGCGTGGACGGGGCGGAAAATGCCATCGGCGCCTTGCGGAGCGATGTGAACGAAGTGAAGGCCCGGCTCGACCGCGTCGGCCGCGCCGCATCTCGCCCCTTGCTGGACGGCGCCCGCACCGCCCCGGAAGTGAAAGGCTTCGTCGATGGATACCTGCGCCGGGGTTCCGAAATTCAGGTGAAATCCGTCAGCGGCGCGGCGCCGGGCGATGGCGGCTATGCCGTCCCGCGCGAGATCGATGCAGCCATTGCCCGCCAGTTGCAGGACATCAGCCCGATCCGCGCTATCGCTCAGGTGGTGCAGGTGGGCAGCGCGGGCTATCGCAAGCTCATCACCACCGGCGGCACTGCCAGCGGCTGGGTAAGCGAAACCGCCGCCCGCCCGGAAACCGACACGCCCAGCTTCGCCGAAATCGCCCCGCCCTTCGGCGAGCTTTACGCCAATCCCGCCGCCAGCCAGGCCATGCTGGACGATGCAGGCTTCGATCTGGAAAGCTGGCTGGCGGGCGAGATCGCCATGGAATTCGCCCGAGCGGAAGGCACGGCGTTCATTTCCGGCAGCGGCGTGGATCAGCCCAGGGGCTTCCTGAACGGCCCCAAGGCGGAAGAAGCCGATGCGACCCGCCCCTTCGGCACGCTGCAATTCGTGAAGAGCGGCGATGCCGCCGGATTTGACGAATATGCCGACATGCGGCTGGTCGATCTGGTCCATACGCTGAAGGCCGGGCACCGGCAGGGCGCGTGCTGGGTGATGAATTCCACCACCCTCGCCAAAATCCGCAAGCTCAAGACCACGGACGGGGCCTTCCTGTGGCAGCCGGGGCTGGTGGAAGGCCAGCCGGACCGGCTGCTGGGCTATCCGGTGGTGGAGGCCGAGGACATGCCGGATGTGGCGGCTGGGGAATTCCCCATCGCCTTCGGCAATTTCAAGGCCGGCTATCTGATCGCGGAACGCAGCGCCACGCAGATCCTGCGCGATCCCTTCACCAACAAGCCCTTCGTCCACTTCTACGCCACCAGGCGCGTGGGCGGGCAGTTGCTGGATAGCGCGGCGATCAAGCTGCTGAAGATCGCGGCCTGATCCCGATCCCCCCCCCGGGGGGGGGGGGACCACCCGGGGGGGGGGGGGGGGGGCGTGCCCGAAGGCGAACCCCCCCCCCCCTCGCTGCGCGGTGCCCCCCCCCCCGAGGGGGGGGGTCTTCAACATTTCAGGAGACCGCCCCCATGCGGACAATCCTTACCCCCGCCCCGCTGCCGGATGCGGCGCTGGGCGAATTGAAGGCGTGGCTGGCCATTACCTCCGACGCGGAGGATGCCTTGCTCGCCACTTTGCTGCGCAGCGCGCTCGACGCGTTCGAGGGCTTCACCACCCGCATCGCGCTGGAGACGGAATGGGAGGAACTGCTTCCCGCCCGCCCCCTCTGCTGGCTGCGCCTCACTGCCGATCCGGTGCAGGCGATCACCGCAGTGGAAGCCGTGGCATCGGATGGCACACGCACGCCAATCCCCTCCGATGCCTATGCCGTCGAACTGGCTCCAGACGGCTCAGCCCGCCTGCGCCTGCTGCGGCAGGGCGGAGCGCAGCGCATTGCCCTCACTCTAACCGCCGGGATGGCCAGTGAGTGGGCCGCCCTGCCCGAGGCAATCCACCACGGGGCGATCCGGCTGGCCGCCCATCTCTATCGCGAGCGGGATAGCGAGGGTGGCACGGCCACTCCCCCCGCTTCGGTCGCCGCGCTGTGGCGGCCATGGCGGCGGGTGCGGCTGGCATGATCCGGGCGAGCCTTTCCACCCGAACCCTGACGGCAAAGCTCACTGCCAAGGCCGCCCGCATCGCGGCAGCCGCCGCCGAAAATGGCCTGCGCGCCCGCCGGGCCGATCCGCTGCGCTGGCGCCTGCCGCGCCTGCTCTGGCCGCTCATCACCAAAGGGGACTGACCGATGGAAATCCTCCTGCGCGCCGCGCTGCTCGACTGGCTGCGCGCCGATCCGGCGCTCGCCACCGTCAATCTGGTGGCGGAAGAGGCACCCGTCGCCGCAAGCCTGCCCTGGCTGGGCATAGCCGCCAGCGCCAGCACGGACTGGAGCGCCAAGGGCGTGACGGGACGGGAAATCCGCATCGCGCTGGAATTGCATTGCCGGGGCAGCGACCCTGCCACTGCCGGGGCGCTGGTCCGCGCCCTTGGCGACCGGGTCGAAGCCATCCCGCGCGGCCAGCCGGGCTTCGCCATCGTCACCACCCAGTTCCTGCGCGCCCGCGTGGAACAGCGCAGGCACAACACCCGCTCGATGCTGCTGGAATACCGGTTCCGGGTTCTGGCCACTTAGCCGCGACCCGATCCCAACCCTCGTCATTGCGAGCGGCGGGAGGCCGCGCGGCAATCCATGGCCGTTGCATCCAGCCAACTGGATCGCCGCGGGGCTGCGCCCCTCGCGATGACGATTTCCCACCCCCCATCAGGAGACACCCTATGACCGCCCAGAAAGGCTCCGCCTTCCTCCTCAAGATCGGCGATGGCGCCAGCCCCGCCGCTTACCAGACCGTCGCCGGGCTGCGCACCACGCAGATGTCCATCAATGGCGACAGTGTCGTCATCACCCACAAGCAATCGGGCGGCTGGCGCGAGCTGCTTTCCGGCGCAGGCATCCGTTCCGTCTCGGTCAGCGCGGCGGGCATCTTCCTCGGCAGCGAGGCCGAAGGTGCGCTGCGCAGCCATGCGCTGGCGGGCACGCTGGAAGATTACGAACTGTCCTTCGAAGATGGCGAGCGCCTGCGCGGGCGCTTCCTGATCCAGCGGCTGGACTATGCCGGCGATTTCAATGGGGAGCGGAACTACACGCTCCAGCTTGAAAGCTCCGGTGCCGTGGTGCCCGCATGAGCCGCCCGGCCAATCCGTTCCGGGGCGAGGCGGCGATTGTGGTGCTGGGCCGCGCCCGCCTGCTGCGGCCCAGCTTTGCCGCACTGGTCGCGGCGGAGGAAGAACTCGGCCCGCTCTTCACGCTGGTGGAGCGGGCCGGGCGCGGGGAATTGCGCCTGTCTGAGATGGCCGCCCTGTTCTGGCATTGCCTCGCCGAACCGGACGGGGTGAGCCGCGACCAGATGGGCGAGGCGGTTCTCGCCATGGGCCTTGCCGAAGCCGCCAAGCCCCTGCGCGTGCTGCTCGGCCAGATCCTGCAGGGGCGCGAGTGAGCGAGCGCCTGGCGCCGGTTGCCCTGCGCCTTTCCGGCCTCGTCCCGCGCCTGCTCGGCTGGTGCCCGGACACCTTCTGGGCCGCCACGCCCGCCGAACTCGCCGCAATCCTTATGCCCGATGCCGGGGGCGATCCCGCGCCCCTCTCCCGCGCAGACCTCAACCGATTGATGGAGCAAGATGGCCATGGATGATGGAATCGAGAGCCTGCTGGTGGATGTGCGCGCCAATACGCAGGGCTTCGCGCAGGACATGGAGGCGATGCGCTCCACCTTGGACGGCACGCTGGTCGGCGGGTTCGAGCGGGCGGGCAGCGTGCTGGAAAGCGGCCTGACTTCCGCGATCAGGCGAGGCGGGCTGGGCTTCGACGATCTGAAACGCGGGGCCCTGCGCACCATGGACGAGATCGCCGCGCAGGCAGTGCAGAGCGGGCTTGGCTCGATTTTCGGCACAGGAGGAGGCGCCGGGAACGGTGGACTGGGCGGACTGGCAGGAAGCCTTGTCGGCGCGCTCTTCGGCCTGCCGGGAAGGGCGACTGGCGGCCCGGTCAGCCCCGGCAGCGCCTATGTGGTGGGGGAGCGGGGGCCGGAACTTTTCGTCCCCACCAGCGCGGGCCGCGTGGAGGCCCAGCCTGGTGGAAGCCCGCGCGATGTGCGCGTGGCGATCCGGCTCACCACCCCGCGCGGCAGCGACACACCCACGGCCCTGCGCCGTTCTTCCCGTCAGCTGGCCAGCGCCGTCCGGCGGGCGGTGGAGGGGTGAAATCTCCTCCCTGTCCTGCACAGCAGGATGGGGAGGTGGCGCGCGCCGCAGGCGCGTGACGGAGGGGCAATAGCGCAACGCCCCCTCCACCATCGCCTTCGGCGGCGGTCCCCCTCCCCATTCGCCCGAGACGAACGGGGAGGATCTTTAGAAAGGACATGTCATGGCATTCTGGCTCGCCGCCCGGCGAAACGGGCAACAGACGGACTGGCTCCAGCGGTTCGATCCGCGTTTCTGGACCGTCGATTTTCCCCGCCCGATGATGGCCAGCGTCACCACCACGGCGCCCGACGCGCTGCGGATCGACGCCGAATTCTTCCGCAAATCGGACCTTGCCGGGCTGATCTGGGACAGCACGGACCGGATTGACCACCCCTTGCTCGCCTATGAGACGGACGGCGATTATTCGCGCACCACCTTGCGTTTCCGCTGGCGGTCCGGCGGCATCCAGCCGCTCGACGCCGCCAATGGCCCGACCCTGACCATCGAGGGACGCGATACAACGGGCACTCCGCGCGCCTGGTATGTCCGCCTGTGGAACTATGCCAGCGGCACGCCGGAAGATGCGCTGGTGGAACTGCCCTTCTCCGCGCTCGACAGCGGGTGGAGCGTTTCGGCAGGGGCCGATCCGGTCAATCCGGCGGCGATCGACCGCATGTTCATCTCACTCGCCCCGCCCGGCTATGCGCCCGGTTCGGATGATCCGCTACCTGCCCGCGTCGATGGCTGGGCCGAAATGAGCGACATCGCCTGCGAGGGCCATCGCCCCATGCTGCGCATCGGCGATGTGCTGCTGCCCCCGCATGGCACAGGCATCGCGACTGGCTATGACGATTGCTACAACCAGACGCCCGCCCGCGTGCTGCGTTCCGTGCGCGGCCTCGGCTATCGCGGGCGGATCGTCCATTATCTGGGCATGAGCCATCTGTTCCGGCTGGTGCCGGATGGCGCGGCCCTGCTGGCCGATCCAGCGGGCACTCTCTCCGGCCCCGCCGCTGCATGGCATGCGGATTTCTTCCGCCTCTGCGCGGCACAAGGCTATGAGGCGATTGCATCGCTCTCCTACGAAATGCTGGCCCAGCATTGCCCGCCCGCCTGGCAGCAGCGCACCTTCGACGGCATGCCTGCCCGCACGGCATGGAGCCCGCCATCCGCCCTGCTTTCCCCCGCCCATCCCGGCGCGAATGGCTGGTTGCAGGCTGTGGCCGCGCAAGTGGTGGCGTTACAGAAGGTGGCGGGCCTGAAGGTGCTCTTCCAGATCGGGGAGCCGTGGTGGTGGGTCACGCCGGATGGCCGCATCTGCCTCTATGACGATGCGGCCAAAGCGGCATTGGGCGGCCATCCGCCCAATATCCCGGACATGCGCCTGCCGCTGGGCGAGGCGCAAAAGGCCCTGCTGGATGATGCGGGCGCCCTGCTGGCTGCCTCCACCGCTGCCCTGGCCGATTCCGTGCGCGAGGCTGCGGGCGAGGCGGGGGCCGAAGTGCTGTTGCTGGCCTTCACTCCCACCATTCTCGATCCCGCCATGCCGGAACTCTACCGCGCCAATCTGCCCGAGGGCTGGGCCTTCCCGGCCTTCGACCGCTTGCAGGTGGAGGATTACGACTGGCTGACCGCCGGGGCCGATGGCCTGCGCCGCGCGGCCTATGCCCTGCTGGACGAGCGGCTGGGCTATCCGGCTGACCGGCAGGATTATCTCGCGGGCTTCGTCCCCTCGGCGGAGAATTCCGAAGCACAATGGCGGCGGATCGACGTCGGTCTTTCGCAAGCCGCCGCGCGCGGCATTGCCCGCCGCTTCGTCTGGGCGCTGCCGCAGGTCGCGCGCGACGGTTTCACTCTGCTTGCCCCACCGGAAGGAGACGCCATGCAGGCCTTCGACGATGTCCATTATCCGCTGGCCCTTGGCCGCGACGCCGGGGTCAGCCCGGAATTTTCCACCAGCATCACTGTCACCGCATCGGGGCATGAGTGCCGCGCCAGCCATTGGGCCGATGCGCGGCTGCGCTTCGATGTCGGGCCGGGCATTCGTTCCGAAGAGGAACTCGGCACGCTGATCGCCTTTTTTCGCGCCCGGCGCGGCGCGGCGCGCGGCTTCCTGCTGGCCGATCCCTTCGATTGCAGCTCCAACGGGATGACAGGCACGCCCACCATGCTCGACCAGAAGCTCGGCACGGGGGATGGCACCACGGCCAGCTTCCGGCTGGTAAAGCATTATGGCGGGTCGGACGATCCGCAGACCCGCCCGATCACCCGGCCCCGGCCCGAAAGCGTGACCGTCAGCGTAGGCGGCATGCCCGCCAGCGGCTGGACACTGGGCGAAAAGGGCCTGCTCACTTTCGCCGCCGCCCCGCCCGCAGGTGCGGAAATCCGCGCCGGCTTCCTGTTCGATGTGCCGGTGCGCTTCGCGGAAGACCGGCTGGACGTGACCGGCGCCAGCTTTGCCGCAGGCGAAGCCCCCAGCGTGCCACTGATCGAAGTGAGGGAAGCAGCATGAGCCGCGTATTCTTCGCCAGCGAGCTGGAAGGCACCGCGCTTTACTGGCGGATCGAGCGGCGGGATGGGGTGGCGCTGGGCTTCACCGGGCATGACCGCGATCTGTGGTTCGACGGGCTGCTGCACCGCGCCGCGCCCGGAATGCTGCCTTCCGCCATCCGCCGCAATGCCGGGCTGGAAGCGGATAGCGCCGAAGTGGAAGGCGCCCTGTCTCACGATGCCATTTCCGCTGCCGACCTTGCCGCCGGGCGGTTCGACGGGGCGCGCATCATCGTGGGAGTGGTGGATTGGGAAACGCTGGAACGCGCGCTGCTCTATTCCGGCGAACTGGGCACTATCGCGCAGGAGGCGGCGGGCTTCTCCGCCGATCTGCAATCCGCCAAGGCGGCACTGAACATCGACCCGGTGCCCCGCACAAGCCCGACCTGTCGCGCTGTTTTCTGCGGGCCGGGCTGCACGCTGTCATCCGCGCGTTTCACACACGAAGGCGTGCTGGCCGCCATCGATCCCGAAACCAACCGGGTGGCCTTCACCGGTGCCCCCGCGCCGGAAGCCTTGGCAGGCGGCAGCCTGCGCTGGATCGACGGGCCGCAGGTGGGGCTGGCGATGGAGGTGATCGAGGCAGGCGTGGACGGGCTGCTGCTGGACCTCGCCATCGATCCCGCAACGCCCATCGGCTCGCGCGCGCTGCTGCGCGAAGGATGCGACCATACGCTTGCCACTTGCGCCGCGCGCTTCGGCAATGCCGCGAATTTTCAGGGCGAGCCGTTCCTGCCGGGCATGGATCTGCTCGCCCGTTATCCGCTGGCGCCGCAATGAATGCGCAAGGGAGCGCCCTCGCCCGCGCCGCCGCCGGTCTGGCAGGCGTGCCTTTCCGCCTCCACGGGCGCGATCCGGCAAGTGGGCTGGATTGCGTGGGGCTGGTCCATGCCGCGCTGGCCGCCATCGGCCGGGAAGCCCCCGCGCCTTGCCATTACGGCCTGCGCAATCGTGACATTGCCCACGCCCTTTCCTTCTTAACCCGCGCAGGTTTTGCCGAGACGACCACATCGCCGCTTCCCGGCGATCTGCTGCTCACCCAGCCCGGCCCGCTGCAGCACCATCTGCTGATCCACGGCGAAGGCGGCGCGGCAATCCATGCCCATGCCGGATTGCGCCGCGTGGTCATCACGCCGCCACCGCTGCCCTGGCCAGTCCTGCGCCGCTGGCGCCTTTCCCCTCCCGCCTGAGGAACCATCCATGGCTACACTGATCCTTTCCTCCATCGGCACCATGGCCGGTGGGCCGCTGCTCGGCGCATTCGGCGCGCTGGCCGGCCAGCAGATCGACCGCGCCCTGATCGGCAGCCCCCGCCGCGAGGGGCCGCGCCTGAAGGAACTGGCGGTCACCATGTCCACTTATGGCGCGCCCATTCCGCGCCAGCACGGCCGCGTGCGCAGTGCCGGAACGATCATCTGGGCCACCGAGCTTGCCGAGAGCAGCGAAACGAGCGGCGGCAAGGGCGGCCCTTCGCTCACCACCTATTCCTATTCCGCCTCCTTCGCGGTCGCACTGTCCAGCCGCCCGATCAGGGACATCGGCCGCATCTGGGCGGATGGCAATCTGCTGCGCGGCGCAGCGGGCGACCTCAAGGCAGGCGGGGCAATGCGGCTCTACCGCGGATATGGCGACCAGCCGCTCGATCCGCTGATCGCATCCGACATCGGTGCAGCCTGCCCCGCCTTCCGCCACACGGCCTATGTCGTATTCGAGGATTTGCAGCTGGCCGATTTCGGCAATCGCATTCCGGCCCTGACCTTCGAGATCCTCGCCGATGATGGCGAAGTGACACTGGCGCAATTGCTCAAACCGCTGGACGCGCCCTTCACCAGCCACCGCGACCTGACCGGGCTGCGGGGCTACACGCAGGAAGGCGGGCACCTTGCGGACATGCTGGCCATGCTCGACACCGCTTGGCCCATGGCGCTGGAAGTGACGGGCGATGCACTGGCGATCCGCCCGGCGGATGCCCAGCCCGAAGCGCCGCCCCTGCTCCCCCCACCCGCTGCCGCGCCCCATGGCGAGGGATTCGCAAGCGCGAGCGGCATCCGCCACACGCGCGGCGGGGCCGCAGGGCCTGTGCCCGATACCCTGCGCTATTACGATGCAGAGCGGGATTATCTGCCCGGCCTGCAGCGCGCCGATGGCCGCGCCCGGCCGGGGCAAGGGACCGCGATCGACTTGCCCGGCACGCTTTGCGCCAATGATGCCCGCGCGCTGGTGAACGCAGCCGCGCAAAGGCAGGCATGGGCGCGGGAAAGTCTCAACTGGCGGATGGCCCAGCTCGATCCGGCCCTGACGCCCGGCACAGTTGTGCGCGCGCCCGGATTTCCCGGCCACTGGCGGATCGAGAGCTGGGAATGGAGCGAGGAAGGCGTGGCGCTGGAACTGCGCCGCCTGCCGCGCGGTTCCGCCCGCCAGCAACCCGCGGACCCCGGCAAACACCTCTCCCCGCCCGATCTTGCCGTAAGCCCCACTCTGCTCGAATGTTTCGAATTGCCGTGGGACGGCATGGGCACGGGCGACAGGCCGATGATTTATGCCGCGCCCAGTTCCATCGGGGCGGGCTGGCGCGGCGCGGCGCTGCATGCGGAACGCGGCGGAGTGCTGACTTCGCTGGGCGGAAGTGGCGCCCGGCGCTGCATCATCGGCCATGCCATCGCCGCCACGCCGCCATCTGCCGCCGTGCTGCTGGAACGCGGGGCCACAATTGATGTGCTGCTCGCTTCGGAAGATTTCGCGCTCACTTCCGCCACGCCGGAAGCGCTCGCCAATGGGGCGAACCGGGCCTTGCTGGGCGGGGAAGTGATCCAGTTCGCCACGGCCACTGCACTGGGCGCGGGCCGGTGGCGCCTTGCGGGCCTGCTGCGCGGGCGGGGCGGGACGGAGGATGCGGCGCAGGCAGGCCACCCGGCAGGCGCGCCTTTCGTGCTGCTGGACGGCGCGCCGCGCCTGCTCGATCCGGCCAAGGTCGGCCCGTCGCAGGGAACCGCGATCCTCGCGGCAGGCCTTGCCGACCACGAACCGGTGAGTGCCCCCATCGCCAATCCGGGCCTGACCCTGCGCCCGCTCACGCCCGTCCATCCTCGTGCACAGCGACTCGCCGATGGCGGTATTGCCCTCGGCTGGACCCGCCGGGCGCGCGGGGCGTGGGATTGGGCCAATGAAGTCGATGTGCCGCTGGCCGAGCAGGTGGAGGCCTATCGCGTCGGGCTTGGTCCGCCCGATCTGCCTGCCGCCTTCTGGGATGTTTCCAGCCCTTCGCTCACTTTGCCTGCCGCGATCCTTACCCCGCTGGCCGCCGCCTATCCCGCCGCACCGCTCTGGGTGCGGCAGGTGGGCAGTTTCGCCCAGTCGCACCCGCTGCTGCTGACCAATCTTTCCTGA